ACGATGAACGCGGTGACTTCTTGACGACTGGCCATCTAGCTTTCCTCAGTGAACAGTAGGGAGATCGTGCGAGACGATCGTTGGCAGCACCAGTTGTTCGAAATGGCGCAGCCAATCACGTGGCATGATGTCGTCCACCAGGCAGGTGCGTGCCGAGATGGTGCTGGAATGAAGACGGGTCAGCTGATTACGCCAGTAGCGATTCAGCTCACGCACTTCAGCGCGCTCGTCATCAGCACGGACAGTGAAGTCACGGGCGAAACGAGTGGCTGCATTAGGGTTACGGTCCGCCAGCATGTCAACGACGGCGGACACAATCGAGTTGCTCATGAGAGTGTCTCCAAGGATTGTGGGATAGAGGCCGGCGGCTTGCGCACACCGGCCTCAGATGATTAGGAAACTTTCGCTTCCTGACGGGCAGCGATCTTCTTCAACAGATCGGCACCAGTTACCGGCTTCGGAAGATCAGGCTGTTCCGAAGGTTTACCGGCAGCAACTTCTACAGCCTTGGTAGCGATGCCCTTGGCCTTGACGGCTGCATCGTACCAGTACGGACGGTAAGTGCCCGCACGCATGTTGAGCAGGTCCATGGTCGACAGGAACGGCAAGTCGGCGTAGGTACCTTTCTCTTCCAACGGCAGCCAGAAGCCACGGCTGTCCAACAGCAGATCCCAGTCGTAGCCTGCTTTGACGATGTCGTCGTACAGTTCTTTCGGAGTGCACAGCAGGCCCTCTTCCAGATCGTGCCACAGGTTACGCATCATGCACATCTCGGCTGTGATGTTCATGGCGCGAGCCAGACGAGAATCGGTTTCCAGCAGGGTACGGACCGTTTTACGGGTCAGGTTCTGTTGCGGGTACAGATCAAGGCGGAAGTTCGGTTTACCCTTCGCCTTGTTACCGTCCTTGTCCGAGATACCGAAGTACTCGAAGCCTTTGCAGTAGCTGAACTCAGTCAGCTCTGGCTTGAGGCCTTCGGACTGAGACACCACCACTTCGAACGGAATGCCGGATGGACCGGACTTGCCACGCAGGTTCACCAACGTGATGCAGATCAGGTCGGTATCGCCTTTCAGATCGTCTTCGTCATCGCGTGGGTATTCAGGCTGCTTGTCGCCATCCAGAAGAGGCTGGAGGGACACGCAGTACCAGCAGTTGGCCGTGAGGAAGGAGAAGTTCTCTGGGACCTTCTTCATCTTCAAGTCGCCCTTGAGGAACTTCAGGCGCTTCACGTTCGGCTTGTACATGTCGAGCTGGTATTCTTGACCGACGTGCGCTGTCATGGTCAGAAGAAGACCGGAACCACTGGTCACCGACGTCACTTGGTCGATGAGCTGGCTCTTTGCACCAGCGGCCTTCATGGCCACCATGTTCAGCTCTTTGTTACCGATGTCGCCCTTGTCGTACATGTTCATGACGCCTTCGGTCTGGAGACCGGACAGGGAGTCAAGGAACGACAGGGTAGGACTTGGGATCTTGATCAGTTCGCCACTACTCTCGTCAACGAACGGGGTGGTGATCAGGATCGACTTGTCTTTGCGACGGCTTTCACCGTACTCGCGCATGACGTTCCACCATTCGTTACCGTTGTACACGGTTGCGTCGGTGAACAGGAGACGGCCACTCTCGACCAGATCGATACCGAACAGTTCAGGGAACTGACGGAATACGTTCATGATACGGCCGGGTGACAGCGTATTCTCTGAGTCATGCGCCATCATAATGGCCAGTGAGACCCTGTTCATTACGGAACCTTGCTGGAACAGCGAGATCACCGTTTTGAACATGTTGGGCAAGCCAGCTACGCCGGTGAAGTGGTTGAGACCACCACACAGGATCGACTCGCCGTGCTTGCCCTTGTAATACTTACCGGTCTGGATGTCGAAGAGCGCGCCGATGTTCCACATGGGACGAATCGACGGAGCCTTCTTGAACATGGCAAAAGGGTTGTTAGACATTGACTCATTTCCATCTGAAAGAGGTTCGGTTGTGCGCAAACGATATGAAAAACTACTTTCTTTTAACACGGAGCCATGTGGATGACCACCGACTACCAAACCGCCCTCGACACCGTTTCCATGGAAGACTTGCAGAACCTTGCACGTGTCATCTCCATGGAACACGCCTCCGCACCCACCTTCACCATTGACTCGAAGCAACGCTTCGGTCAGTTCTTCAAACGTGCCGGTACCTTCTTCAACGCTATGAAGTTGCCATTCCTGGCCGGCGTCAAGCTGTTCTCCAGTGACATGGATTCGTTCGTAGGCAAGGTCGGCTTCGTCGATGCTGCTAACAAGAACGTGATCGTTCCTGAAGGCTTCATCGGTCTGTGGCTGCCTTACTCGGCATTGCTGAACGATGCCATGGGTCGTGCGGTTAAAACCGAATACATGATCCGTTGCTTCAACGAGACCTTGGGCCAGTTGGCAAACGATCCAGTGCTCTTGGAATCGGCCTCCGGCATTGGTTACAGCGGTCCGACCGATCTGGGGCTCACCAGCACCATGGTCGACATCGGCAAGAACTACTTCGACGGTAACAGCAACAACATCACCCGCACCCTCGGTGCTGTGGTAGAACGTGGTGCTGACATCCGCGCCGTGCACAACAACATCAACGACGCGATCGCCAAGGACAAAGCCCACCCTGCGGCCAAGTCGCTGGCAGCGGTACAGCGCTCCATGGAGCTGTCCGAGAAGCTCATGCCGTACGTTGAAAGCAATGCCCGCGTCTCGAAGGCCGGCGTTCAAGAGCTGATCGACATCACTCTACAGATCGCCAAGGAAATGGAATCCTACGGCGTGCTGTTGTTCCGTATCCGTCAGTTCTCCGAAGCACTGAAAGACAGCGTCAAAGAACTGAAAAAATAACACCGCGCATAAAGGTCGATGGGAGGGCACGAGTCCCTCCCATCTATGCTGCGTCATGCCAATCTTTCGTGGTGCTGCGATTGACGAAGAACGCGTTCAACGTCGCGGCACATGGTTTCCCTGTCCAGGTAGCGTAACCACTTGGGCATTGTTCCATACACCAGTTCCACCGCCTGTTTGTAATCACCGTCATCGCAGCACTTCACTACCTGATCGATCTTTGGTCCTTTCCAAAGCACCCGAGCCGCCATGGCTGGGAAGGAAAGGGACCGCGGGTCATTGACCAGGTAGAAAAGCTTGTTGAACTCTGCGAGTAGGGAATCGTCAGGGTCGTAGTTCCGAATCAGACGGAAGTAGAGACTCACCACGAACAATGTCCGCTTGATAGAGACCCAAAATCCGTGTGATTGGTTTATCGCAACAGATCGGTACATAGCCGAGCCCTTAGTTCACAAGTTTGAAATTGCCGAACGGGTTGGCCCAGATTCCAATGTCGTGCTCTGTCTCGATAATAGTTGCGTAACGGATCACCGAATCAGATTCACGCCAGGTCAAGGCCACCACTCGCTTGACTACATCTGCGAGCGCCGACAGCGCATTTCGACCAATGATGTCGGAACCCACGATGAGTCGGACTTTCGTCTTCGTCGTCGGGACCTCGTCCATCGCCCTCAGCTCGCGGGCGAAGCCAGTGTTGTAATCCACGTTCACATCAAGGTGTTTCACCGCTGAGGTGATTTCCTTGCGCAACTTGCGCGTGACCACTGCCTTCTTTTCCACGGCTTCATATAGTAGGTCGGTCAAATCGGTGCAGATCACCGACTTATCCCCTTCCATGAACTGGTCGAGGATCACGGTCATACATTCCAGGTTGTCTACGTTGTAGTAGGACAGCCCAGTAGGCGTGACGTGGTGAATGACCGGCATCTTCTTCTCGGTCTGGAGACTCCAGTTGGCCTTGTTACGCCTGAGCACGTCCATGCCGAAGCGCATGATGTCTTCGGTGGTACCGGCGTTCAGGATGTTGCGCAGGGCGCCTACGAACAGATGCCCTACTTGACTGCTGTCCATCTTCACGAAGTGTCCACGTACCTTTTCCAGGACTTCGACTTCCTCTTTGAGATAGAGGACGGCGTTGCTGGAGTCGGATTGTGGTTTGGCGATGTCTTCATCATCACCATGCTGACCAGTCCAGTAAACGTGGCGACCGTCCTTTGAGACACGGCGCTCCATTGCATCGGAACTGAAATACCACTTGGGCTGATCAAACATCCGGTTGTAAGTACTGGTTGCCTTCCAATACCCTTCCGGCTGGTTTTCCAACTTGTACGTCAGGTTGTAACCGTTGAGGCCCAGACTGTTGCCTTTACCAGCCCAACCGTCTGCCTTCTCATTCCCAGTGTGGCCGTTGTGACCTTTGATCCACGCTAGGGTGACTTTGTTGTTCCTGTCCCGCAATTGGGTCAGTAACGAGTCCACAGCCAACCAATCGGCTTTGTTAGCCCGCTCTTCACCATCTGGCTTTCTGAACCCAGCCTTCTTCCAGGTGTCGAGATACTTGTTCACGCCTTTGACCACGTACTCGGAGTCCGAGTAGATGATCGTTTCATTCAGTCCCTTCTCAAGGACGTAAGTCAGTGCCTCCTTAGCGGCAAGAAGCTCAGTGTGGTTGTTGCTGCCTGCTTTAGGCACCCCACCGAAGCTGTCGATGTAATTGAGGATATTGACGGCCTTTTGCTCATCCTTCGTGTCGGAGTAGCCATTGGCCGTTGGTGTCGAACCAGGCACACCACTTCCACGGGCTTTATCCGGCAACGAGTCCGCTGTGTACACGTAACCGTGTAAACCCCACCCCCCAGCGCGTTCATTGCTATAAAACCCACCGTCGGCGTACAGAACCCCATTGTACCCGACGGATGCTGGGCTTTCCTTAACATCCGTCATTTACTGCACCCTTGTAGTAATGTTGGCACTCGTCACAGTGCTCATGTTATACACCGGATTATTTCTGAAAAACATTGCTGGTATTTCGAGCACATCTGGTATTGTGCCGCGAGATGTCTTCCCGCAGATACTGTTCTTCATGGTCCATGTACGCCTTGACTTTCTCAGCATGAGCCAGCAGGACGTCATTGACCTCTTCCGGGGTGAGCTTGGAGATGTCTACCTTGGGGAATGCAGGGCGAACGTGTTGCAGGTAGACCGTGCGTTTGAACTCACCGCAGGTAGGTTTGGCCTCGTCAGCGGGCAACTCAAACGAGAACATCATAGTGCGGTTGTCTGTTGTCTGTATGTACGTGCACGATCCAAGGAACACGCAAATCCAGCCCAGATGGAAAATCTTGCTTCCCTTCACTAAATCAGCAATCATCATGGTTGAACCTATTGGCTAAGCCGCTTCCAACGTTCGGTGAGATCGTTGTTTGGCGGGCGGATCACAGCCGGCTTTTCTTCCGGCGGTTTTGGTTGAGGTTTCTGGGGCACTGGTGGCCCCGTGGTGGCAGGTTGTGCAGGAGGTTTGGATTTGAGTTCGTAATACCGATCCCGGTACCAGTTCATGCGTTCGGTGAGGAACGGGATTTGTTCCTCTATCTCCTTCTTCATGGCAGCCTGGGCACGTTCGTGCTCAGCGATCACATCTTCTTGATCCGTCACGATGAAGTAAACGTGAATGAACATGAGGGTCATGATCACGAAACCTACAGTCGTAACGATTAAGGAAAGGTTCTCTCGGACAAACTGCCGGAAGGTACGATCGCGCAACCAAATCTCCCGGATGAAGCGGAAGAGCGCTTTGAGCACCTTAAAGAGCGTTATCATCTTATTCCCTAAAATGGTATGGACGTTCCGAGTTTTATTTAACGATTGTCATAGTGTACGTGGCAATCAGCACGGA